TCTCTAACATTTCAAGCATTTTAGTATTTACATCAAAATTAGAATATACAGAATTTTTTGATTCAAAATCAGCAAGCTGAACATTGCTTCCAGCCATACCTGGACCAACATTTTCATTTAGTAAAGTCAATCCACTAACATAATAATCATCCAGATTTAACACTTTGTCCTTAGCATTAAATGATAATTCTCTAATACTCAATTCAACACTACAATCAACCTGTTGTCTACGCTGCATAATGTCAATTGCATCCTGACAATATCCTTCCCAGAGATATCCCTGAATTACAGCTCTGTTAACTCCGGCTTCTTTATCATATTCAATTGTATAATCTTTTTTGATTACACCAACTGGACGTTCCTGATAAGTGATTTTTTCTTCTCCATTTTCATCAGTTTCCACTGTAAAATCATGTGATCCAAAATCTTTATTACCATCAGAATTTTCAACGATATTTGCCAGAATAGGGCGATATGGTATAGATTGTGTATTTTCCTGAAATGTATCTTCGTTGATATTAGATTTGTTTAAGTTGACATGATCATGATATGCAGTAGCGTTAAAAGGACATAATCCTTCTGTATGCTTATTATCATCAGATTTTCCAAATGTAGCGACTGCTGGCATTTGGACGCTAATTTCTGCATTAGATTCTTTGCTGCTGAATTTAGAAAAATTATTCTTCATACAAAATTCAATCAAATCGTCAATAGTTAAGAATTTCTTCAAGATTTTCCTCCTTTCTTTGAGTAATTCTCCTCAAATAGAAGAGGAGTAATCAAATAAATAATTTATCTGAATAGACAACATCGCTTAAATTGTTAAACAGCATTTTGTTGTCATTTAAAAAAGTCCACTGTTTACCATTCTGGCTCACAAGATGAAACCCAGTCTGAATAAGCAATGAAGCTGATTCATCGTTTGTTGTAATTATAAATTTCTTATTATCCATAATTATTATCCTCTTATTTAGCCTTATGCCGCTATTATTCTAGTTTTATCAGGTTGATTAATATCATCTGCGTAATACCATTTAAAACCTCCCGAATAATTTCTTTTATATCGACAACATGGAATAATCGTTGTTTCACATGCTCCCGTTTCTTTTGAAGCTTCTTTTATAGAAGAGTATGTTTTTATAAATACATTGCTTTTTGAATATTGATTAATCTTTTTACAGTTTTTTTTCGGAATAATTGAATATTTATCAAAAGGTTCACTGTGATATCGCCATACATAGCCATACGCTTTATTTCTTTTTCCAGTACAACAACTTACAATATGTCCAGACTGTCCTTTGCCTGATTTTGTTATTTTATTTAATGATTTAGCGGCATCTGAGGCCGAATCAAATGTTTTCATTAAATTTCCGTTAATATCATATTGATCTACTTTTATTTTGTTATAATTATTTTCATGCATAGGATATTTATCAAATGGTTCTCCATGATATCTCCAAATATATCCATAAGCAGACATTGAATCTCCTTTGCATGCAGCTCCTATATTAGTAGAGGATATTGCTGTTGGTGATATTGTGTTTTTAGCGTCTTCTAATGAATCATAAGTAAAAATTAAATTTCCTTGATAATCATATTGATCAACCTTAGACATTGTTGTTGGAGATGCATAATTCCCACCTTTTGTTATATTGTATCCATTAGGGCGTAGAGAATTATAATATGCTATATAATAAATCTCTTTAGTATTTAATAAATTTTGCAATTCTTCTTGTGAATCACATATGACTTTTTCTACTTCAGAAATAGAAAAAGATTCTTCTCCATATTTATTTATTGCATGTATAATTATCATAGAGCTACTTTTCATTGTTCTGGCAGCGGATAAATGATCATTAAATCTTTTTTCTATACTTGAGGTTGTCTGACCTATATATAATTTATCATTAATTGTATTTGAAATTTTGTAAATATATCCAATATATTTTCCGTCTTTATGCATAATAATCACTCCATTAAAATAGGAGAGCATGAAGCT